ATCAATAGTTTGACATATGCATCCAATAATACATTTAGCTTTAATGGATCAACCGACTTCTTAACTATCCCTACAATTAGTTTAGGTAATGGAAATCTGCCATGGACTGTTAGTGCATGGGTTAAGACTACAACTGATGCAACCGGTCTTGGACAAGGTTCAATACTGTCCAATTTAAGTGGCGGCCCAGTATACTCAGCTTTATGTGTAAATAGCGGAAAGATTGCATATTGGACTTATCAAAACTCTGCATGGGCACAGAAGTTAGGAGTTGGTACAACTGTCAACGATAATAACTGGCATTTGCTAACTTGGGTAAACAATTCTAACAGCACTATGGCGATGTATGTGGACGGGGTATTAGATAGTAATGTAGCAAACTCTACATCAGGAAATAACAACCCAGTTGACACAATAGGCAACTCTTGGAACGCAAAATTTGCAGGTAGTATATCTGCTACACAAGTGTATAATGTCGCACTGACAGCAGAACAGGTTGCATTAAACTTTGCTGCATTTAGAGGGAAATATGGAGTATGACACCATTAGGAAACAACATTGACCCTGAAACTCAAGCAATAAGAATTTCATTCTGTACAGTATGTGAAGAAAACGAAGAATTACCTTATCCAAAATGTAGACTGAACGATATTGCGTTGTCAGTGCAAACATCAGAAGAACAAGAAACCTGCCCGCTCAACAAATGGTGATAAGTATAATGTGATCAACGTATTCTTATTAGACTATTACACTCGTCTCCGCGAGTGGCACAAACTTAGAGATAATTTACAAGAGTCCGACTTGCAAACCATATGTGTTGAAGTCGATAGATTTTGGCAACGAGCACCAATCAGTTCTCACTACCTTCATCCAGCAGATGTAGTAGATTGGCCTGGACCTTGGGAACTTATTAGTGATAATGATTATTGTAAGTATGCCCGAGCTTTGGGAATGGTATACACGCTTATGCTATTGGGTATCAACAACATTGACTTTGTTGAAGCAATAGATTATAATAGAGAAAATGTAGTATTAGTTTTAGTTGATGACGCAAAATATGTGATGAATTACTGGCCCGACTCAGTATTAAATATATCTCTTGCAGACTTCACTGTAACAAATCAATTAAATATAAGTTCATTAAAACAGAAAATAGGCAACGAATGATTAATGTAAAGAAACGATCGGGTAACACAGAGCCGCTTGCCCTGGAAAAGTGGCAACAACAGATTACAAAGGTGTGCAATGGTACGGCTGATGTAAGTCAATCTATGATAGAAATCAAAGCACATCCACAATTTTATGATGGCATTACTACACGAGAGATTGATGAAATCACTCTTAGAGCTATCGTGGACTTGATTGATGTTGAAAGTAATCCTGATGTTGGACACGTTAATTATCAATACGTTGCTGGTAGACAACGACTTTCTATGCTTCGTAAAGATGTTTACGGAGACTACCAAGTACCACACTTGTATGAAATTGTTAAGACTAATGTAGCAACAGGCCTATATACTAATGAACTTTTAGAATGGTATTCCGAAGACGATTGGAATAAGATGAATGACTTCATCGAACATGAAAAGGATGAGGAGTACTCATACGCAGCAATCGAACAGATGATTGAAAAATATCTTGTTCGCAATAGAGCAACAAAAGAAATCTACGAAACTCCACAAGTTCGCTATTTGATTGCGGCTGCAACAATATTTCACCGTGAAGAAGCTAGCAAGCGCCTCAAGTTTATTAAGGAATACTACAATGCAGCGAGTGACGGTTTGTTTACCCTGGCTACTCCTGTGCTTGCTGGTCTCGGCACTCCAACTAAACAGTTTAGTTCTTGCGTCCTTATTCGCAGCGACGATGATTTGGATTCGATTTTCGCTTCCGGAGAAATGATGGCTAAGTATGCTAGCAAACGAGCTGGTATTGGCTTAGAAATCGGCAGACTTCGCTCCCTCGGTTCGCCTATTCGAGGGGGCGAAATCATGCATACTGGTATGATTCCGTTTCTAAAGAAGTGGTTCGGTGACTTGCGTTCTTGCTCACAAGGTGGAATTCGCAATGCATCTGCTACTGTGTTCTATCCTATCTGGCACTATCAGTTTGATGACTTGATTGTTCTTAAGAACAATCAGGGCACCGAAGAAACTCGTGTTCGTCACATGGACTATGGTGTTGTTCTCAGTGCATTCTTTTGGAAGCGGTTCAAGAACAAAGAGAATATCACATTCTTTGATCCAAACGAAGTGCCTGATTTGTATGAAGCATTCTATCAAAATACAGCAAAGTTTGAAGAACTTTATGTGAAGTATGAAAAGCGTAAGGATTTACGTAAGAAGGTAATGAGTGCTGAGGAAGTCTTTAAGGGAGGCATTCTTAAGGAACGCACTGACACAGGTAGAATCTATCTTGTGTTCATTGACAACGTTATGAATCAAGGTCCGTTCGACCCTGAGTATCATACAATCTATCAATCAAACCTCTGTGTCGAGATCCTTCTTCCCACAAAGTCATTCAAGCGTCTAGATGATCCTGCAGGACGAATCGCACTTTGTACCCTCGGGAGTATGAATTGGGGTGCGTTTAGAAATCCAGAAGATATGCGTAGAGCATGTCGGATTCTATTGCGCAGTCTAAACAACATTCTTGATTATCAGGACTTCTTGTCAATTCAGTCTAAGCTGTCAAACGATGAGATTAGACCAATTGGTATCGGCGTAACTAATCTTGCATACTGGCATGCCAAACGTGGATACAAGTACGGCGAATCAGAAGCACTACAAGACGTAAAGAGTTGGGCAGAACATCAAACATATTATTTGATGGAAGCCAATGTTGAACTTGCTAAAGAACGTGGTAAGTGCTTAGACAGTGACAAGACTCGTTATGGTAACGGAATCTTCTCTTGGGAGCTTCGCTCAAATGGAGCTAACGAACTAGCTGACTTTACTCCTGAACTTGAATGGGACACGCTTCGTGCAGACATGGTAGAGTACGGTGTGCGTAATGCTACAGTTGGCGCAATTGCTCCAGTAGAATCAAGCTCGGTAGTTATCAATTCTACTAACGGAATCGCAATGCCAATGAGTTTGATTTCTGTAAAGGAAAGTAAGGCTGGGTCGTTCATTCAGGTCGTCCCTGAATATCAGAAGTTGAAGAACAAGTATCAGCTTATGTGGGACCAAACAGATTGCGTAGGTTATCTCAAGACCTCTGCTGTTCTTGCTGCTTATATGGATCAGTCAATCAGCACTGACACATTCTATAATCCTGCTCACTTCCCTGATAGAAAAGTTCCAACTACCCTTATCGCAAAGAACTTGATGCTTGCACACAAGTGGGGAATTAAGACTCTCTATTACAGCTTGATTAACAAGAAGGGTTCTAAAGAAGAAGAAGATGAAGCACCACTAGAAGTTATTGACTTCTTTGAAGATGACGGTGATTGTGAGGCATGCAAACTATGAGTAAAGCACAATATAATTTAACAACAAAAACAGACTATCTACAGCGTAAGATGTTTCTTGACCCAGCAGGCCCTGTAACCATTCAGCGGTTTGAAGAAGTCAAGTATCAAAAGCTACAGAAGATTGAGCAATCAGCCCGTGGATTCTTTTGGGTTCCGGAAGAAGTCAATCTCTCTAAAGATGCTAATGATATGAAGGATGCAAGTGAAGCTGTTGCTCATATCTTTACTAGCAATGTTCTTAGACAGACTGCACTTGACTCATTGCAGGGCAGAGCGCCAGCACAGGTCTTTACTCCTGTCTGTTCTATCCCTGAACTTGAAGCTATCATGAGTAACTGGAGTTTCTTTGAGACTAACATTCACTCTCGTTCATATAGTCACATCATTCGCAACATCTATAATGTTCCTAAAGAAGTGTTCAACACAATTCATGACACTGCTGAAATCGTTAACATGGCTTCAAGCGTAGGTGAGTATTACGATGCACTTCACCTAATCAATTGTCAAAAAGAATTGGGAATGAAGGTAAATGAGCAGCGTCATATTGAAGCAATTTGGCTAGCTCTACACGCAAGCTATGCTCTTGAAGCTTTCCGCTTTATGGTATCGTTCGCTACAAGTCTCGCAATGGTCGAAAATAAGATGTTCATGGGTAATGGCAATATCATCAGTTTGATTCTACAAGACGAACTCTTGCACAAAGAGTGGACTGCTTGGATGATTAATCAGGTTATCAAAGAAGACCCTCGTTTTGCTAAGGCAAAGATTGACTGTGAACATGAAGTTCGTAAGATTTACGAAGATGTAATTCGTGAAGAAAAAGAGTGGGCTGCATATCTCTTTAAGAAGGGTCCAGTAATCGGTCTCAACGAAAAGATTATGATGGATTTCGTTGACTACAACTCCGTAGACGCTCTTAAGCAGATTGGTATTAAGTATTGGAATCCAGCGCCAAAGACTACTCCTATTCCTTGGTTCAACAAGCATATGGATACCAGTAAGAAGCAAACTGCACTTCAAGAATCAGAATCAACCTCATATGTAATCGGAGTGATGAGCGATTCACTAGATTATGATGAACTACCGAATTTATAAGGAGAAAAATAATGAAAGCAATCGTATGGTCAAAGGATCACTGCCCCTATTGTGTGCAGGCAAAGACACTTCTAGAACAGAAGGGTATTGAATTTGAAGAAAAGAAGATTGGTGAAGGGTACACTAAGGAAGACTTGCTTGAAGCAGTTCCTAATGCACGTACCGTACCTCAGATTTTCCTCGACGGAGAACTCGTCGGTGGATTTACAGAACTTCGTGCTAAGTTTTTAGCAGAAGCAGCATAAGAAAGAACGAATATGACAATTACAGTTGGAGAAACCTACACATTCAAGTTGACTTCCGGAGAAGAAGTTATCGGAAAAGTTACTGAAGTTGAAGAACATCTTGTATCACTAAAGGATCCAGTATCAGTTGCACCCGGACCTCAGGGATTGGGATTAATGCAGAGCATGTTTACTGCAAATCCGAAGGATCCTGCAAGACTAAATATTAATAACGTAACTATCTATGCATTGACCGATGAAAGTGTTAAGGCAAAGTACATTGAGGCTACTACTGGTCTAGTAGTGCCTGATAAGAAGCTTATTTTAGGATAACAAATGGCTCAACTCAGTAGAAAAGGTGATCAGAATCAAGCAGGCGGAAAGATTGTCCGTGGTGCTAGCACAGTCTTTGCTAATAGCATTGCAGTGGGTTTGAATGTCAGTGACATTACGCCTCATGGCGATGGACCTCACGCTAAAGCAAAAACAACAGAGGGTAGCCCAACTGTATTTGCTGAAAATGTCGCTGTTCTACGAGTTGGGTCAGGCAATACGTGCGGACATAAGATAACTCAGGGTAGCCCTGACGTTTTTGTACCATAAGGTGATACATGGCTGACACAGGTAAACAAAGTCCATTAGGAGTCAACGTGATTGGTTCCTATCTATTAAATCAAGGGTTATCCATTAATCCTGTTTCAGCTTCATATATGGGTGCTAGTAAGACAAACTCTGCTTATACATTCGGTAGCTTAGTTAGCAATACATCATTACGCATGTTAACTTGGGCTATCAATGATGGGTACCTTCGTGGCGTAGCAGTATCGGGTGCAACTAAAACACTATCAGATAGTACATATAACAATCTTATCAGTATTGGTGCAGGAACGGTTCCCGCGCTAGGTAATGCGAAGCCTCCTACTTATGTTGCAACAGATCCGTCCAATAATTGGGCAAGACCTGAAGGAGTTTCTTCTCCTCCATCTTTTGCAGAACAATTTGGAAGACAATCAGGCTATTCTAGTGCATTGCCAGGACCTGCTACTAGTGGTTATGGTAACTACGATGGGTCGTATGGTGACCCGCTTCAAGGAGCCGGGGTAACTAATCAAAAGCAAAATGCAACTTGGTTACCATATGATACTACTAATCCTAATAGTTCTATAACGCAATGGGGGTATATAAGACTTCATGCATTACAAGCCTGGAACGAATTCAATTGGAACGGATTAGTCGTAGACCCTACTAGTAGTTTGCCAGTGTACCTTCAAAATGTGCAGGTTCCGGAATACAAAGAATTTTTGTCCTCATTTTTGTCAGCACAAGCATTCATTGATTACACTAATCAAGCTATTATGGCCAACCAAAATGCAAAAACGTTTTTAGATGGCGCATATAGTAACATGGATGATTTGATGAGTGCAGATATCTATGGAATAAATTTAGCAAATACGCTTTTCGGAGCTGATTTAGACAATTTAGGAAAAGTAATTAACTTATCTAGAATTGATAGTTTTGGATTGCCTTCTGTGTTGCTACAGACTTTGGGTCAAAATAATGCAGTAATTCAAGATTTAGTACTAGCGTTATTATCATCTGGGTTAGAAAGTTCTGAAGTTCAGGGACTGATTTCTGGAACTATAACTACTCCTACAGTAGAACAAGAACAGGAAATATATAGCGCCTTCTTAATGATCATTGGTGAAAATCTAGAAGAAGTATTAGCTCCATTGCAATGTACTACCCAAGGCTTAACTAGTTTAGCTGAGTTACTTGATGTTAAAAAGTTATTCCCTAACAGCTACCAGTCATTGACTGTCCCCAAATACAATAGCGAATTAGGACTACCTACAAACAGCAAAACATACTACCCTCTTTATATATCCGGCGGACTTAATGAAGCGTTAATGACCGCAGATAT